AATACACTCCTATAAATTGATTGTGGTCCAAATGGTTTGTTATAGTATTTGAAATATGTAAATGTAACGTCTGTTACACTTCCACCAAGTGAAATGTACTTATCCTCAAAAATATCTGATCTACTCTTAGAAAGTTTAATACTAATTTCATTAACTCTCTTTACATAATAAACACCTTCATTAACCCCAGTAAAGGAACTCAGAGTTTCTATAACAATTTGGTTACCATCAGTATCTGTTGTTGTGGTAGTAGTTACACCTGGGTTATAATAAATTGCATCACCAGTGAAGAAACCATGATCACCAGAATTGACTAATTGGATAATATTATTAGTTGCTGATCCAGTAAAAAGAAATGATCTGTTATATGGATTTGTTTCAATACCCTTGTATGTTGGAATAGAGTTAGATGATACAAGAAGATCACCATTAAATTTAGAATAAGTGTTCTGAACGTTAGTAATGTACTTATCCAGATACGAATATGTTGATGAATTTGTATGTAGAGTTTGATTTTCTACAACATATTCTCTACGAAGATCAACTAGACTTTCAGTTTTAATAGAAAACTCTGTTTTAGAAAAAACTGATTTTACATTCGCATTAATATTTAAATTATTATCCGAATCTCTAAGAGTAACTTCAAAACCTGATTTTAAGAAAGTATCTTTTTCAACAACAACATTGTATACCCTCTCTACACTATCAATTAAAGTGAGTGATTTAACTTTCCAATGAATTTTGAGGTTTGGAATCCAATTTCTTGTCTTTTCAGTATTGATTTCAGTTCCCAGAGACTGAACTTTGATAGTATCACCAGTCCTAAGAGAGTTATTTTTATCGTTAAAGGTGATATTTTTCAGTGCAGAACTAATTTTTACCTCAATTTTTTGTTGAGAGTCTCTATTAACGTAAGCATATGCAACTTCAGAACTAGAAATCTCCTCTGATCTAGGAATTTCTTTGATTACACCAATCACATTGAAGAATTGGTTGTCATTTTTACCACTATAAGTGATAGTGACAGGATTATTATCAATATCTTTGGTGTCTAAACTTCCAGTTTCAGAAAAACCAATAGTTGAATCTACTTCAATAACAGAAGAACCAACAGAAACACTGTTCAAAACCCTTGTTTTACTGTTTGGTTTGAATTCACTAAAAATAGAACCTCTAGTATCAATATCTCTTTGATAACCATAGTCAACACTTACCTGATAATAAGTCTTTTCATTGTATGAAACTGGTCTTACATTACTAATAGAACCTCTTGATCCTGTAGAATCCTGAAAAAGTGTCCTATTTTTCAGATCCAAAGGGTCTCCAAGGTATTGTTCTACGACAATATCGTTAGTTACCTTATAATTTCCACTAGAAGGTCTTAAAAGAAACTCACTTGGTCTTATAACTTCTACATCTTTACCATAGAGAGCCCTAAAAAGAATCTCAAAAGACCTGTCCGTACCTTTTGACTTATAAAAACTGTCTGCACCGAAGACAAAATTCCTCTGATCAAGGTCAGAATATAAAGTTCTCTCTGAAAAACCAGGAACAAACTGATTTTTTATCTTTTTAAAGAATTCTTGTAAGAAAATATTGTTTAAATTCTTAATTTCTGCACCAGAAGTGTGAGTATCTGCCTCTGATTCAGTAAAAACTAACTCATCTGGAGCGTTTGTACTCTCATAAGAGGTTACAGCACTAAATCCTCTACTACAATTTTCAAAAGTAGTGTCTGTTTTGTACTCATAGTAGATAATTTCACTGTCAATTTGGATTAAACCATCTCTATTTGGGAATCCATCAGTAAAATTACCAGTAGAAGCAGTTCTAATGGTAGTATCTGTATAAGATACGTTATCAGAAAGAACTGTAGAAGTTACTAAATTGGATAATTCATCAACCTTTACATATTGATCTATGTTCTGAATCAGATCATATGTCCCACTTTCATTCTCTTGTGAGACATAATACTGTTTTAAGAACTCAACAAGTAGAGGAAAATCGTCTCTAACATAGTCGGGAACTTGACTCTCGACAATATTCTGGAATTTAATTCTATCTACTGACATTCTTTATTATCTGGTAAGAGAGCCGTTTATGAAACTTGATGTAACTTGATAATTTGAACCTGAAACATCATTACCTGATGAAATATTATCTTGGACCATATCAACAGTGGTGTTAGATGTGTCTAACTGTAAGTAAAGATCCTGATATCCAAGAACATCATTTGAATATGGTATTGATGAAATCTCAATCAATGAGATGTTTCTGAATACTGATGTCGAAATAATATTAATAGGATTCAATTTAATTTCACCCTTAATATAATCAATGGTTCCAATTCCTCTCTTGAGAATTACAGGTTCTGTGGGAGAATTTAACTTAAACAGGAAAATAGATCCTGTCTTCATATTACTGTTTGGAAGGTCACCAAGATAAACAGTATCGTTAATTCCACTTACCTTGAAACCAGATGATTTGATATTAAAACCAGTTTCACTCTTAATGTGGAAACGGTTTCCAAAACAAATCTCATATTCAGTAAAACTATTTAACACAGGTTCCAAATCCCTTCTCATGGTCACTGTAGTGATATTAGAAGTTATGGCCTCATGACTATCATCAATGATCTTTTGGAATTTACTATATTTGAATCTAGCACCAAACATATTCAATCCTTTACTATCTGAATATGTTTCAATGTTATTTGTAATAAGTGTCTTTAAAAGATCTGATGATGGTGCAAGATTTGTATTGTAATATACACTTGACTTGGTTTCAATATAAAGATACTTTAGATCAACAATTTCTGGTACAATTCCGACAACAGAATATTTTTTAAGATCATTTACAAGATTCTCTTTGATATTGTCAGAAAGATATACACCATTCTGTGGTTTCACACTTACAAAAACCTTTCCATAAACTGGTGGGGTCAATACCTCACCACCAAAGGCAGATACTGATTCAGTTTCTGGATAGAGTTTAGGTACAATGGCTTCATAATCTGAAGCAGTAACAGCTCTATTCTGTGAAGAATAGATTTGTGTTGAATATTTTTTGATAGATTGTGTTGATTCAATATCCTTTCCACCATAAGATGGTGTGTTTGTGGTTATGAGGGAAATACCACTATTGACAACAACATTATTGTTGGTAACTAAACTACCAGTAAATCTAAAATTCTCCAGGTTATCAGCCTCAGGTCCAGAACAGACAGCATAGTTGACAACAATATAATTCGGTTCTTCTAATTTTGTTCCAAAAATACCATCACCAAATAAAAGTTCATATCTCTCATCAGAAATTTCTTGAAGGAAGTAAATTGGTGATAATGAATTGATATTGAATAAACTATCTGATTGATTGAACTTCCTTGAAACTGTAGATGTTTCAGAATCTCTTACAATTACCTTTACAAGATCTGTATCAATACCTGGGTTAGAAAGAATAAACTTCTGGTTGGGAAGTCTAGAACTTACAGTAAATGATTGAGTGATATATGTTCCTTCATATACATCAATATTATCAAAATTAGCAAAACCAGTAGAATCAACTGGAACAGTAATGTCTTCTGTAATAATAAATGAATAACTTACACTTGAAAATCTTGCATTGGTTGTTACAACAAGACCAGCTTTCAGTGTGATTGATGATGCAGATATATCTCTTGCATCAACATTAAAACTAATATTTGCCTTTGACGCTTTTCTAGATCTAGGTAGATATCCAATATTTCTTGCAAGTGATACAACATTCTCTCTTAATGTTGCACTATCAATGAATACCTCATTCGATACCATATTGGCATTGTATGAAGTAATATATGTGTTATAGGCTAACACATCGATAATGGTTGAAAGGTTTGACCCTTCAAAATCATAATCAGTAAAGTTTGAATTCGCTTTAAGGTAATCCTTAATCGAAGTCTTTATCTGATCAAAATCTAAGTTACTGAAATTGACTAAAGGCATTTACCTAGTGGGTTCTAATGCTAACGTTAATTCCTGTGCTGGAACATCTATACCAACAATCTCATATTGAATACTACAATCCATAGCACCCTCGTCATAGTTTGGTTTAACTATAACTTCAATGATCTGAACTCTTGGTTCGTAGTTTTCAATTGTTAATATAATCTCATCACGAATCACACTAGCAGTCTGTTTATCAATATTCTCAAAAAGAAGATCACTGACACCTGATCCTAAGTTTGGTGCAAATGGTCTTTCACCTCTTTTTGTAAGAATTAAGTTACGAACAGATCTTGCAATTGCAGTTTCATTTTTAATTACAATCAAATCATTATTCAGAGGGTTAATCTGAAATGAGGCACTGATGTCTTTAAATCCTTGACTAACCCTTTGGACTGGCACAGTAATACAGGAATACTGTCATTATTTAGACAGTATTTTCAGAATTCGTTTAAGACTTGTTGACCACATTTACACACATGATCAGGATGTGAACAATCTTCTGTGGTCTCAAAGAAACCATCTTCATTGATCAGTTTCTTTTTCTTTGGTGTGAGATTGTCATTATTAATCTCACGAAGCATATTGTCTTGATTATTTTCCATTTACAATGAATCCCTTACGACGATAGTCTTTATCATCTATGTAGGTATAACCACAAGATTCGTCTAACTCTGGAACCTTTTGATCTTTCCATACAGGAATTGCTATCGTGTTGTTATGTCTGAAATCTGGATTCCTTCTAAGGTGAACCTCAATTAACTTACCACCAATAAATTCACAATTAATCCATTCATATCGAGTGGCAATATCAGTTAATACCTCAGGGAACTCTACAACCCTCTCTACGGTCTCCCAAAGACTCCATCGGTATGGTTTATCCATTTCATTTCTATTTCCCTTTACAATCAATTTTGGTTCCTTATTCTGGAAATCTACTGAGAGATGTTCTCCTTCAAATACTTCACACCAAAATGATCCAGGATGTATATGTTCTGTACTCTTTCTTATTTCTTCTACTCGACTATATCTACCCATCCCCATAAAATTAATTGCGGGTCGAATAACATAAAAACCAGGGTTAGGAACTTCTAGTCCAGCTGGACCACAAGTATAACCTAACACCTGGCTTAGTTGTAATTTATTATAAACCCACAGGTCTTCTGGATGTACCGAAGACCATTCATCAGACACTGTGAGATGATAACTCATTTACCTTGACCCCTATAACGTTTTTTTGGTTTATTACGAGAAGTTGCCGAAAGAAGGGTATTTACAGATCTTCCTTGACGTGTCTTCTTTGGTTTACCAGGAACATAATTCCCACCTTTCATCATTGCCATAATTTAAAATCTCCAATCGTTGTTTACTAGTTTATTCTATCAGATAACACGCGTCTTTTCATGTCCAACACGGATACGAGGATCACACCAAATCTTAAATCCTGCATCAATTGCATCCAAACAGAATGATACGTCCTCTCCACACATGTCTTGTACAGCACCAGATTCAAAAACTTGCATCTTAGGAGCAAACCATGGATACTTCATATCCTCATGCTCAAAGACACCATTCTGAATCATTACCCATCCAAAACCAGTATAGTCAACAGTAAATGGTTTCTTACGTTTCTGAATACCATCAACCATCTCATGATTCATCACACCACCATTGTTACGGAAATCATCCTCATCCAACCAGTGTGCAACTGATGTAGTACGACCATCTTCTGTACTATACCATCCAGCAACAATCTTTTTCTCCTCACCTTCAGCATTCAATGCCAAATCACACAATTGCCAAAACTTATTCGTGTCAAATACAATATCACTATCAATCCACAATTGATAATCATACTCCAACTTACCATCCCAAGGAATTTGATCAGGTCCACGAAGTACATTAGCACCAAGACACTTACATCGTGCAAAGTTCACCATTGAACTATAGTCTTGACTAATCTGAATACTCATCCCATTCTGAACCATGTCAAAACATAGTTGAACAAAGTTCTTGAGATACACATAACTTACTCCACGACCAGGAAGACAGAAGACAATCTTCTTACCCTTCATCCTTTCTTTGATCGCTTGATAGTCCCAGTCACCACTTTTCTTTGTACTACTCTTTGGTGTTGCAGCCTTTACCGTAAAGCCCTTCGCCATTGATCAATTCTCCAATAAATGTGTATAAGTTTTGTTGTTGATTATGTAAGAAATAGTAGAACGATGTACTCCATACTTCTCACCTAACTGAATTGTTGTATACCCTCCACTATTATACAACAATCGTATCTCTTTGACAATATCATCTGTCAATTTAGAATTACCATTATTCTGGCCTTGTTGATTACCAGTATAAGCTCTCCCCTTCATTACCTTATCTTTCACATTATCTGTATTAGTTCCAGAAAATAAATGAAAAGGATTTACACAAGAAGGGTTGTCACAGCTATGTAGGCAATGCAATTCACCTAAAGGTTCTGCATAATGAATCTCATACGAAACTCTATGCGCCCTCAACCTCTTACCATGGTGTAATATTCCATACCCACCTTTACCCTTACATCCCAACATTCGTCCTCTAATAATTGTTCAGGTAAATTATTATTAAATTTGTCAAGTAAATTCATATTAGTACGAGCTCTCTTCGGTCGAGTATAAGCGAGTAACGAGCTCATAAGATAAATCCTCTGCTACATAATCTGTATGCATTAACCCTACGAGCGTGTTCAAAATCTCCCATGATTCTTCGAATTTCTCTTCCTCAAGATTTGAAAGAACACAACGGTCCTTTAGATAAATGTGATAATACTTAGTTGGTTTCATAAAGGGCCCTCCAAGGTCCTCTGAGTATTTACATTGTCATACTCTGAGACTTCGTAATTATTCAGTAGGGTCATCACTACTACCACTACGGGTAAAATGATAATACCTCTGATAACTTTGAAAATTAATTTAAACATACTCCAATACATTCAACATATCTGAGAGATTTTTTCCTACGGAATTTTTTCTCAGACCCTTTGTATTATAACATGGAACCTATTATAAGACATTAAAAAAGACCCTCTAAGGGCCTCGACATAGATCGGTGTTTTTTTCTATGGGAATTTTTTTATTTGCAAAATATATGCAAGTCGATTTGTCACCTCTGTAGGTTAGGGTAGTTATGGCAATTATATATCGGCTACGGTCGGCAACGGCCATAAGAATTCAACCCAAATCACTGTCGAATTCGATACACTGTCATTCTAACATAAGAAAGGGAGAGTGTCAATAACTCTCCCCTCTCTATGTGTCAATTAACAGACCAACGGTTGATGTAATCATCTACATCAGATTGTGTGAAGTGAGGTCCAACTTCAATCTCAAGATATCCCTCAGTGAATGATACCAAGTCCTGACGATTCTTGAAGGTAACTGTCACTCCGTATGTGTAGTCGATATTATCATCATACAGATCGTCATCTTCAGAGAGATCAACAATTGACAAATTGTCTTCGATGAGTGTATAGAACTGGGGATTAATTGTCTCTAGGTCATCTACCTCATCAACGAAGAATTGAACGGTCAGAGTGTTAGTCATTGTGGTCATAGTGTGTGATTGTGTTGGGTACACTATAGGGGACATTTAGAGGTGAGTAATTCTGTAGGGTCAGAATGTAAGTGAACAGTTTATATCAGTGAGGGGTATATGTAACCCCTCTATGTTATCAGAACTGTAGGGTCTCAATGTATGAACGAACGTCGTTCACCAGGTTGTTAGGAACGATCAGAAGTTCACGGTCAGAGGTTTTACCAGTGACAGACTGGTTGATACAATCGGTTGAATAAATGTCGTCGAATTGTTCAACACAACGTCGTTCAATCATGTTCGATTTTGATGTCTGACCCGAACCCATTCCCTTGAGTTCGTTGTTAGTGTAACGGTCCATCAATCCCTCGGTGATAATACCCCAGAGAGTCGTATCGTGAATCACGTTATCAATCTCCATGTAACGGTTGTATTGACGAAGGATGGAAGATTCGGTGAATTTGATTGTGTTGTCCATGGTAATTGTCATGTGGTCACTACTAGGACACTTTAGAGGTTACTAACAATAATGTCAATAAAAAACCCCCTCTATATGTCATTCACCGTAGAAGGTAGTTAGCATACCTTATAGGTCAATCTGAGGGGGTCTCAGAGTGTTCTTAGGACCTTCTTTGTGTTATAGTTATATGGCACTACTTCTACCAAATTGTTATTCTTTTCCTCGAGTCGTTGAATGTAAACCGTGGGGTCCCTATCCGCTAAGAAACTCTTTACATCTATCCTATGGAGTTCGCCTGTTTCTGGTTTCCATATTATAATGTCGGCCACACCATTCATAGCAACATTTCTGAAAACTTCATATCCTTCACGGATATAGTAGGCACATACTTCTAACTCTGAAACTGCACCAGTTTTGTTAGGTGTTAGTGATAATCGTGGTATTTTGTTAAGCTTATTGTTTCTCTTTTTATGTTCCTGTCTGCATTCATAACTGCAACATTTTGTTTGTTGCCATGGAGATTGAAAGTTCTTGTTGCAAATAATGCATTGTTTGTTATTCATTAGTGTCGGGGGAGACTATAAGCTATTATACCACATAAGGGGTCTTATGTCAATACTATCCCCCGACAGATTGACTGCCCCGTTTGTATTACTCTTTACCAGTCAGATTCAAAGTCCTCCACATACACATCAACCGACTCATTGGGTTCGAGTTTGAATAACTTTTCGAAGTCAATATCTCGGGGATTAAAGTCACTCATCACCTCCAAGTCTAGGGTG